ATCTGCAGCAACTGTTCGACGCCGTGGAATCGCACCTCAAAGCGCAATTCCCCGACGTCGCCCTCATCGGCTGGGCACCTGAAATCGAAGACAGCATGCCGCTGCCGGCCATCCTGCTGTACGTCGGCGCGCTCCGCCCGGGCACCGACCCCGGCACCGGCCAACCGCCCATCAACATCGTGATCGAGCTGCGCGTCGTTGGCGACCCGACCGAGCCAAACGCCGAGGCCGCCATGTGGGCACTCGCCGCACGGCTCATCAAGGTCTTGCACCACCAAACGTGGGGCCTGCCCGTCACCATGGCCGAGCTGGAGAGCGACGGCTTCCACCCAGACGGCATGCGCCCCGACCTCGACGGCTACAGCGTCATCGCCGCTGAATGGCGGCATGAGTTCGACCTCGGGCCGCCCGAATGGGCGTTTGAAGACACCAGCGGCATGACCGTCGATTTCGACATCCAGCCGCGCCACAGCGAGGCTGACCATGGGCTACGAAGCGGGTGAGGCAGACCGGCGGCTGGCGTGCATCGTGCAGGCCGGCGTGATAGCGCAGGTCGACCACGCCGCCGCCCGCTGCACCGTTACCGTTGCTGACTGGACGTCAGACTGGCTGCCGTGGTGGTCGCGTGCTGCCGGCGCCGTGCGCGAATGGCGCCCGCCGTCGCCGGGTGAGCAGGCATTGCTCGTCTCGCCGTCCGGCTGCCTTGAAGGCGGCTTTGTCCTGGCGGGCTTCTATACGGACCAGCACGGCGGCGCGAATGGTCAATCGTCAGATTTGACGGCCACGGACTACCCCGACGGCGCCCGCGAGCATTACGACCACGCCGCGCACGAATACCGGCTTGCCGTACCGGAAGGTGGCCAAATCGTCTTGCAGGTCGGCGACACGTCGCTCACGCTGCGCGCCGACGGCGCCGTGCTCAAGGCCCCGCAATTGCGTGCTGACGTGCCGGCATCCACCTTCACAGGCAATGCGCTCGTGGAAAAGGCGCTCGCGTTCATGGGCGGTTTGTCAGGGCAGGGCGCCGCCGGCGGCACCGCCGTCGCCATCCAAGGCGGCATTCAAGCCACAGACGATGTGGTCGCCGGCGATGTATCCCTGCGCGACCATTCGCACATGGAGCAGGGCGACGGCGCCCCGGTGGGCAAACCGTTCTAGCTGCAGCACATATCAATCGCAAGGCGGCCACGTGCCGCCTTTTTTTCTTTGGAGGCACCGTGGCCGTCGTCGGCATGAACAGACGCACGGGAGCGCTGCTCTCGGGCATGGACCACCTCCTGCAAAGCCTGACCGACATCCTGAGCACACGACGCGGTACCCGGCGGGAGCGGCCCGAATACGGCAGCGATCTACCCGACAAGGTGGACTTGCCCATCACGCGCGGCTGGGTTGCCGCGGCGCAGGCAGAAGCGGCACGTGCCATCACACGGTGGGAGCCGCGGCTGCGCCTTTCGCGCGTGCGGGTGGAGGGCATTGAAGACGGTCGCGTGGTCTGGCGTGTCGTCGGTATCTACAACGAGCGGGCCGTCGATCTCAAGGTGACGTCATGAGCGTAATCGACCTGTCCGCATTGCCGCCGCCCGACGTTGTCGAACCACTCGACTTCGAGGCGTCCTACCAGCGGCTCCTCTCGACCTTCATCGGGCTCTGTCCGGAATGGTCGGCCACCATGGAATCTGACCCCGCGGTCAAGCTGCTGGAACTGCTCGCGTATGTCGACGTGCAGCAGCGCGCGCACGTGAACGATTCCGCACGCTCGACCATGCTCGGCTTTGCCGTGGGCGCCGATCTGGAACACCTGGCCGCTGGCTTGGATACAAAGCGACTTGTTGCCGTGCCGGGCGACACCGAAGCATTTCCGCCGGTGGCGCCCGTGATGGAGTCGGACACTAGCCTGCGCACGCGTGCTCAGGGCGCATTCGAGCGCCTTTCCGTCGCCGGCCCACGCGCAGCCTACGAATTGCATGCCCGCGCCGCAGACGGCCGCGTGGCAGACGCGCGGGCTATCTCGCCGGCGCCGGCGGAAGTCATCGTGTCGGTACTCAGCAACGAGGGCGATGGCACGGCGTCGGACGAGCTCGTCGAGCGCGTGCGGCAGGCGCTCAGTGATGAAGACGTCCGCCCGCTGGCCGACCGGCTGACGGTGCAGGCCGCGCGCATCATTCCATACCGGCTGCGCGTCGTTCTGTACCACTACCCGGGCCCAGAGGCTGAGCCGATGGTGGCCGCGGCATGGGAGCGCCTCAACGCCTATGCAAAGGAACAGCGCCGCATCGGCCGCGACGTGCGCCGCTCCGCCATCTTTGCGGCCGCGCACGTGGCGGGCGTCCAGCGCGTGGAGGTTCCCGAGCCTGCCGAAGACATCATCGTCGACCTGACCGAGGCGTCTTACTGCGCGGGCATTGACGTGGTTGTCGGGGGCGCGGATGAGTGACAAAACGCTGCTGCCGGCAAACGCGACGCCGCTGGAACGGGCGCTGGCGCAGACCATCCTTACGCTGCTCGACACGCCTGTCCCGCTGAATCAGTTGTGGGATGTGGATACGTGCCCCGTACGGCTGCTGCCATATCTGGCAAGCGCTCGCTCGGTGGATCGTTGGAATGCCAACTGGCCTGAAGAGGTCAAGCGCCGTGTCGTGCGAGACGCGTTTGCCGTGCACCAGCGCAAGGGCACAGCCGGGGCGCTGCGGCGCGCGCTCGAACCACTGGGCTATCGATTGACGATTCAGGAGTGGTGGCAGATGCAGCCGGCCGGCCAGCGGGGCACGTTCTCGCTAGACGTCGGCATCGAAAACACGGGCGTCACAGAGGCAACCTACCAAGAGATCGAGCAGATCGTCGACGACGTTCGACCACTCTCGCGGCACCTCACCGGCCTGACCGTCAGCGCCGAGATTGCCGGGTACGTTGGCGCGCACGCCGCCTGCGTCGATGGCGACACGGTGACGGTGTACCCGTACATGCCCGAGGTTGTTACCACAGAAGGCCCCACCCATTTGGCGGTGGCAGCCCACGTTGTTGAAATTACTACGGTATCGAATGGCTAAGTATTTTGCGACTTTGACGGAGACGGGCGAAGCCAAGATGGCTCGCGCGCTGCTCTCCAATACGATGGTCCCGCTCACCGAGATGGCCGTGGGCGATGGCGGTATCGACGGCGGTTCGGACGCGGATGTGATGCCCAGCGCCGTCCAACGCGCCCTGGTGCGCGAACGCCTGCGCCGGCCCTTGAACCGCCTCGTTCGCGACGACAAGAACGCAAGCATCGTCATTGCCGAGGTCTACCTGCCCGAAGAGGTGGGCGGATGGTGGTCGCGTGAACTCGGTCTGTACGACGAAGATGGCGACCTGTTCGCGGTTGCCAACGTGCCGCCCAGCTACAAGCCGGTGCTCGCAGAAGGCTCCGGGCGTGGTCAGTTCTTCCGGATGATGCTGATCCACAAGGCCGCCGGCAACATCGTTCTGAAGATCGATCCAGCCGTCGTCGTGGCAACGCGCGAGTATGTCGACGAGCAGGTAACTGCCGTTCGCATGGCCGTCACGGAAGCAGAGAACCGATACGCGACGAAAGCGTCGGTCGCGGCCCTATCAGGGCATGTCGATGAAGTCGCAAAGGTTGCATCAGATGCCCTGCCACGTTCCGGCGGTACGCTCACGGGCGTTCTGGATATCAGCGGCACATCCAACGAGCTGCGCCTGACCGACACCGCGGCGCCGCTCACCGTTGGGCGCTTTCGCATCGTACCCGGCGGCGGCCATCTCATCATCGATCGGAACACGGCAGAGGACGGGTCGTTCTCCACGTACGTACGCGTCTGCACGATCGACGGAAACGGCAACATGGCGACGCCGGCAGGGATCGTGGCCGATCTGTTCAAGACACGCGCTGGGGTGAACCTCCCGGCGTACAACAACGACGGGCGCGGCTTCCTGGAGTTCGGTGGCGATACCGTCATCTGGCGCCTTTTCATGGCCGGCCCCACTGGCAATCTGATCCTCGGCAGCTACAACG